TAATACTAGAATCAAAGAGCTTAGAATTTTAATAAAAGAGGTAAAATAATGGAACTGATTAAAAAAGTAACTGTAAGAGAGTATAAAGGTTTTTATACTATTACAGATGATGATATATTGAGAGAGTTTAGAATAGAGTTAACTGGTGGAGCTGTAGAAACTTTTAAGATTACTATAGTGGATGGTGTAGTAGGTGTAGATACATCATATATAAAAGATGTAATACTAGATATTATTGATAATTTTGAAAACTTAGAAGATGTGTGTGGGCTTTACTTAGGTACTTTAGGAGATTAATTATGATAAATAAAGAAGATATGCTTAGACTATATGAAGCTGGTGAGTATAATACAAATCATGTTCTGCACTTGCTGATAAGTTTGCTTACTGCTGGGCTATGGATTCCAGTTTGGTTTTTAGTAGCTCAAAGAAATGCAAGTAAAAGAGCTAGTATCATAAATAAAACAAGTTTATTTAGTAGAGTGTTTATGCTAGTAATTTCTTCATGGATTATTATTATTACAATAAGTATTTATTATGAGTTTTAAAGATATGAAGTTTTTACTTTGGTTAGCAGCTTCTAGAAGTGTAGCTATAGTTACTGTAAGTGATTTTGCTAGATTTACAAATAGTGTAAGAGGTAGATAGTTATGAATATTAGAGAATGTCAGGTGTGCGGTAATGAGTTTGAAGATGAAAGCAAGTTTAAGCCTAAACAGTATTGTAATGATAACTGCGTAAATTACAATAAGTTTAGAAATGCACTTGAAGATACTTTGATTAAGATGGATGCTACTAAGACTGCTAAGACTATAATCAGAGGTGATATGTTTAGGTTTGCTAATTTATTAAGTAAGTGTACTGTTACTAAGAAAAATGAAAGTGAGATAAGATAATGAAGTGTATTAAATGTGATTATGATGGTGAGTTTATTGGTAAATCTTTAAAGTGTCCTCACTGTATGGCTGTAAATGTTGAAGTAGCACCTAGAGAGCATTTTAGGGTTTGCTACTGCTGCTTCAGAGTTGATAAGGTATCTTGTTTAAGTAAATCTAGGGCTAAGTATTGCAGGTCGTGCAGCTCTAGAATAAGAAACACTAAAGATATTAAAGACCTGAAGAGATATAGATATAATTGTGAAAAGTGTAAAAAAGAGAGAGTTTTAAAAGCACCATCTACAGCTAAACTATGTAGCACTTGTGCTTTTGAAGATAGCAAAAATAAGAGCAGCTATAAAAGAACTTGTGTTACTTGTAAGACTACTGAAACTGTTAGAACTTATCCAGCTTCTAAAAATCCATTATGTACTAAATGCCAAAAGGATAAGCGAAATGCTGCAAGATATAGAGGTAATGGAACTGGTAAAAAAGTTAAAAAAACTTATACACCAGTAGGAACAGATGGAGCAAAGCGTAACAAAGTTACTGTAAAGTTTCAGGTAGTAGATGTGAACACTATGGAAGCACCAGTAAAGAAGAGAGATAAAAAAGAGTTACCTCAGTTAGATAGAGCTACAGAACTTTCTATGCAGCATGACTGGCTTAGAAATAACAGTGTAAAAGTAGGATAAGATGAAACTAATAAAAGAAGCATTAAATAAGAGAAAATCAGAGATAGAAATAGAGCTTTTTAAATTAATATCACTGCATGATAAAAATTACTTATCAAATGGATTTATAGCACTAGAGAGAAGCAATAAAGCACTATCAAGATATTTAAAAGATAAAAGTAATACTAACTCTCTAAAGTGGGCTGAAGCGTGGAATAAATTAAAATTAAAATGTGTTGAAATGGAAAATAAAAAAGACTACATCACATATTCATCTACTAGAGTTAGATTAGAAATAGAACTATCCGAAATAAATAATGCTCTCTATTATAATAGATGTGGATAAAAAAAATGAAAGAGCAGATAGCTGATTACTTTGCTGGTATTGTAACACATGATATTAGTGAAGCTGAACAGTTAGAACATAATAAACTTGTTAAAGATGTAAAAAAAGTGACAAGGTACATGATAAGGTATCAAGCTCAGAAAATACAAAAGCAGCTTAATCTTGCTAATTGTAAATTTATTAGTTATAATGCTTTCAAACAAAAATAACTTGCAAGGTTTCATATATGTTTAAACTCTCAAATATCTTCAGAAAACCAGCTGAAACTATCAAGGCGGTTATTACTGCTGATGCTTTTGGTGGTTTCTTTGATGTGTTTTCTACTTCTAAAAATCCACTCTCTTTAGTTCCAGTATATGCAGCTATTAAGATAATCTCACAAACTATATCTATAGCAGATTTAGAATTTTATCAGAAAACTACAAAAGGTAGAAAGCTTTTAGCAGAACATAAACTTACTAAACTGTTTAAAGCACCTTTTCTAGATATGACTTATTTTAACTGGATGCAGATGATGATGCTGCAACTTGCTGGATATGGTAACGCTTATGCTTTAATCATTAGAGATAATAACTACAATGTAAAAGAGCTTATACCTCTAGAATGGAATATGGTAGAAGTTATGAAAGATTTAAACTCAAATGTTTACTGGTATAAGGTCACTCATAACTCTAAATCATTTAATGTATTTCCTGAAAATATGCTGCATTATAAACTATTTTCTGATGATGGCATAAAAGGATTAAGCCCTATAGCACTACATAAAGCTACAATGGATTCATTAAGTGCAGAGGGTGAATATCTAGCTGCATTTTATGATAAGGCTGCTAATCTTTCAGGAACTATAGAAAGTACTGGTGCTACTCAGAAGCAAATAGATAGTATAAAAGGTAAATTTGAAAGTAAATATGGTGGCAGTTCTAATGCTGGAAAGACAGTTATTTTACCTAGTGGAATGGCTTATAAGCAGTTAAAACTTTTAAGCCCTATGGATGCAAACTATATAGAAACTGCTAAACTGAATAGAGCTGATGTAGCTATTATCTTTGGTATTCCACTTGCTTTACTTGGTGATTTATCTAAGGCTACTTTCAGTAATATTTCAGAACTTAATCGCTCATTTTATAAAATGACTATAGCACCATATTTTAAAGAAAATGACTATAGCACCATATTTTAAAGCTATTGCACAAGAAAATGATATGAAGCTTCTTAATGAGAGTGAGAAAAACACTACTTACAGTGAGTTTAATCCTGAGATACTTTTAAATGCTGATAAGGCTGATAGATATGCTACTTATGCTATAGGTATTAGAAATGGTATAATAACTAGAAATGAAGTAAGAGAACTTGAAAACTTGGAAACACTTGATGGACTTGATGAGATACTGCAAGAATCAGGAGGCGTTATGACTACTGAACAAGCTGATAACCAGTTTGTATACTCAGAGGTGAAAGAAGATGATACTACTACTGAAGAGAGTGAGAATGAGATTACTGATGATGTTACCGCCTTAATGATACAAAAGATTAAGGCTGATAAAAATTTAAGTGATAAAGATAGAAGTGATGCTTTATCTCATCTTGGACGGATTTCAGGACTTGTAAAGACTTCTGCAAAAACTTCAAAAGAAAAGGTGTAGAAATGTTTATAAAAATTGTTGGTGAAATTGGCTGGAATGTATTAACTGAAGATGTTACTGCTAAACTTGATGAAGCTACTGGTGATGTTACGCTATGGTGCTGCTATACATCAAGCTATTAAAAGCTATAACAGAGGTAAAGTTACCGCTGTAGTTCAAGGCTTGGCTGCTTCTGCTGCTTCTTATATTGTACTTGCTGCTGATGAGATTCATATATTTGATAATTCTACTTATATGATACATGAAGCAAGGGTGAGTGTATATGCTGGAACTGCTAAAGAGTTGAACTCTAAGGCTGCTGCTGTAGATGGCATAAATAATTTATATCTAGATGCTTATACTAAAAAAACTGGTATGCAGCGTGAAGATGTAGCTATACTTATGGATGCAGAAACTTACTTTTTTGGTGATGCTATAGTAAATAATGGTTTTGCTGATAAGATTATAGAGGATGGTATAGCTGCTAGTGTTGGTAAAACACTTGTAGAAGCTAGGAACAGAGTTACAGCGTGTAAAAACAACTGTAAAGCTAGAGCTGCTGATGCTAAACCTATGGCTGCTAATATAGAGCCTAACAAATTTGCTGATGAAGTAAATCAAATTATGGAGAAAATTTAATGAAAACATTAAAAGAATTAAGAGAACTTAGAGCTGCAAGAGTTGTAGCTATGAAAACTATTCAGGATAAGGGTGATGCTATTGTAGCTACAGACCTTTCAACTATTAAAACTATGAGTGATGAGATTGCTCAGTTTGATATGCAAATTGAAGCTATTAATGTAACTCGTGAATCTGCTATGACTGCTTCACTTCCAGTAGAGAAAAAAGTAGCTTCTGCTAAAGATGATTTTGCAAATGGTTTTGTAGCATATCTTAAGGGTAACATTGATGAAAAAGAGCTAAGTAAGTTTCAAGCTGCTGTAGGTGCTGGTGATGCTAATGCTGGTAAAGAAACTGTACCTGATGGATTTTTAAAAGAACTTCAAGATACTATCTTAGAATATGGTGTTATTATTCCTGATTGTAGAAGTATTACAACTGCTGAACATGGTGATTTAAATATCCCTACAGTTGATGATACTGCAAATGCTGGGGTGTGGACTGCTGAGCATGGTGCTATTACACCAGCTGATTTTGCTACTGATGAAGTTGTAATGAAAGCTTGGAAAGTTGCTACTGCTATTACTGTATCTACTGAACTGCTTGAAGATTCAGCTTTTGATATTGGTGCTTATGTTGCTGCTGCTCTTGGTGTAAGATTATCTAGAACTATGGAAGCGTCTGTAGTTAATGGTGATGGAAGTTCTAAGCCTAAAGGTATTGTAGCCGATACAAACACTGCTTCTGTTACAAGTATCACTACTATAGTGATTGAAGCTGCTGATGCTCTTGCACTTGTAGCCGCTATTCAGCCATCTCAAAGAGCTGGTGCTAAGTTCTACGCTTCTGATTCTGCTATTATGGCTATGACTGGCTGGGTAGGTACTGATGGTAGACCACTGTTACAGATGAGTGCTGATGCTACACAAGCAAATGGTGTTAATTATACGCTATATGGCTATCCAGTAGTTCCAAATTATGAGCTAGGTGCTGTTACATCTACTGGTGATGTTCCTCTTATCTTTGGTAATCCTCAGAATTACATGGTAAGAAATGTAAAAAACATTACTGTAAGACGCTCTGATGAAGTGCGTGTACTTAATGATGAAGTAGTATTTATGGCTACTGCTAGAATTGATGGTAAAGTTGTCAATCCTAATATTTGTTTCGCTAAACTTGTAATTAAAGCTTAGTTTATTGTACCCTCACTATATATCTGAGGGTACTGCTAAGCTAATATAAAAAGGATTCCCATGCTAGTTAAAATGATACAAGATAAAGAGATAGCTACTCACTCACTTAAAAAAGGTAAGATTTATAACTTACAATCTATACAAGGCTCAAAGCTTATAAGTTTAAAAGTAGCAAAAAAACCATCTAAAAAAGAAATAGAGGTTTATAGAAATGGGAATTAATTATACAAATGATACTTTATTACTAGCAAAAGTTAAGCAGCACTTACAAGTAGATGAAGATGTAAGTGAAGATGATACACTTATTCAGGGCTATATAGATAGCTCTTTAGCTTATACTACAAACTATTGTGATAAGACTTTTGAAGTGTATAATATCACTGAGAATTTCTTAGAATGGGTAGATGATGTAATATATCTAGAGTGGACTACTGAAGTTAGAGCTGCACAAATTAAGTACACTGATACACTTGCAGCAGAACAGACTATAAATGTAGTTGTATATGCTGATAATGTAATAAGAGAGCTTATACCATCTGATTATGATGATGGTGCTATATCTGTAACTTATACACCATATATAGAGCAGTTACATATTCCTACTTCACATCAAGCAAGATTACTTATAGTAGGTGATTGGTACACAAACAGAGAGAATACCATAGTAGGTGCTAGTGTTGCAGAGCTTGATAACTTTGGAGCAAATAACATTTTAAATAGTATTAAGCTGGGTATAATGTAATGGCAAAGTTAAGAGCTGGTACACTTAGACATAAGATACTTATACAGCGTAAAACTACAAGTAAGGATTCTAATGGTGCTACAGTTTATAACTGGACTAATCTAAAAATTACTAGAGCTAGTATAAATCCTATAACTGGAAGTGAGTTTTTTATAAATGAAAATATAAAGAATGATGTAGATAGTAAAATAGTTTTAAGATTTACTGATATTGCACCAGCGGATAGAATCATATTTAATGAGCGTATCTTTGATATTAAATACTCTTTGAATTTTGGAGAGAGAAAAAACCATATATTAATTTTAGCAAAAGAGGATTTAAGTAAAAAATATATATGTGTATCTGATGCTATCTTAACGGAAGATAATATAGATATATTAACAGAGAGTGCTACAGCACTTATAACAGAGGATTAATAAAATGGGTATAAAAATATCAGAATTAAATGCAGTTGTTACAACTGAAGATACAGATGTAGTAGCTGTAGTAAACAATGAAGAGACTAAAAAAACAACTAAAGCAAATCTCTTAAAAGAGATAAATGAGAAAGTAGATATAAACGCACCATTTACGCCAACTTATGATTTTACACAAGAGACAGATATCACAGTAGCAGATGATACTTATGAATCTGTAGCGGTGTTACTTACAGAAAATAGAGTTGCTGGAACTTATAAGCTTGCACAGTCTATGATATACTCTCTAAACACAAATGTGAGAAGTGCTTTTTTTAGATTTAGTACAAATGGCGGTGTTACATGGAGTGAGATTAGGAGAGAGCCTAAAGATAATCTTGATAAAGTTCCACTAAGTTATACTACTACTGTAATACATGGCGGGGGTATATTTGATATACAGATAGAAGCTAAAAAAGAAAATGCTACTGATATAATGGAAGTTTATATTATGGATATAACCTTAGAGCGAAAAATATAAGGTTTAAATCATGGCTGAATCTGTAGTAAATCAAAAGGAACTTAAAAAACTTTCTAAGAGCCTTAAACTATTTGCTGTAAATGTTCAGAGAAATATAGTAAATGGAAGCACTCGTGCTGCTGCTAATGTTGTTAAAGATGAAATGAAAACTAGAGTACCTTATGAGTATGGAACTCTAGAAGATGCACTACAAGTAAAGAAGCAAAAAAGCTCTAAAGATAAAAGCATTTACAGTGCTGGCATAAAGCGTATAGTAGTTGAGAATGGTAAAAAGCTAAAGAATACAAAACAGATAGCTTATTATTTAGAGTATGGTACTCGAAAAATGCCGCCACAAAGTTTTATAAGACCATCTTTACATGCTGTAGGTAATAGACCTTTAGAAGCTGCTAGAAAATACTTTTTTACAAGGCTTCCAAAAGAGAAAGCAAAACAAGGATTTAAATAATGGGTTTAAGAGAATTAATAGCTGAGTGCCTTGATGGTGATGATGCTTATGCTGCTAAAGCACCACAAAACAAAACATATCCTTATAGCGTGTGGAGTGTTGTGAGTGATATTAAAACAAATGCACTTAGCGGTCAGTGTGATTTAGAAAAGATACGCTTTGATTTAAACACTTATTCAGATGATTATACTGCTGCTGTAAATGAGAGTGTAGCACTGCAAGTAAAGCTTTTAGCTAGTGATTTATTTGCTTGTGTGGTATTTTCTGTAACTGAATCTGTAGAGGATAATGGTTTAGTACATAGGGTGAGAGTAGATTTTACTCTTAGTGTTTAGCATTTTAAAACAAATTTAGATATAATGTTTTAAAGTAAAATAAAAGGAAAGACAAATGGCTTTAAATTCACAAAAAATGAAAACTGGTGTATCTCTTCTACCAGCTACAACATATACACAAATAAACTGTGTTACTACTGTAAACATGGAAGATGGTGAGGCTGCTGATATTGATGTAACATGTTTACAAAGTGATGCTAAAGAGTATCTTGTAGGTTTACAAGATTCAGGTAGTTTATCACTTGATTTAAATGTAGTATTTGGTGATGCTGGATATGTAATATTACAAGATGCTAAAGCTAATGGTACATTAATTGGTTTTCAGCTTGAACTTCCATTATTAGGAACTGAAACAACTGGTAGAACTTTCACTTTTGAGGGTTATGTAAAATCACTACCTTTTACGGGTGCTGTAGATGCTGCTATAACTGGTACTGCTTCTGTTAGAATTAGCGGTATTGTAACTGAAGCTGCACCAGTAGTTCCATAATGGCTGAGGCATTTAACTTAAACGGTAAAAAAGTTACCGTTAAGGATTTGACTCTAGGCGATTTAAAAGCTATGCAGAAACTTATTAAGGATAAGGATGATATTGAATATCCTACAATTTTAATAGGTTACTGTTGTGGCATAACTGCTGAAGAGTTTGATAAGTTACCTATAAGCTGTTTAGAAGAGATTACTGCTATTTCTGATTATATTGGTAACAAAATTGAGGGCAAATGATTTAGAGTTTCACTCTCACTACTTAGCACACCAGCTAGGTAGAAAACTTAGTGAGATTGATGAAATGGGTTTAGATGAGTATTATGCTTGGCTTGATTATTTTAGTATTTTAAATGGTACTAAACCTGAAGAGCCTAAGAGTGAAGAAGAAAATAATAGTGATTTAATTTCATTTTTAAGAAGTAAAAAGGAATAGTATGGCTGGTAGTATTCAGATAGATGTTTTAGCAAACACACAAAAGCTAGTAAGTGGGATGAAGAGAGCTGAAAGCACTGTAGGAAATGCTGCTAAGTCTATGACTAGAGCAGTACAAGCTTTTGCTGCTGTATTTGTAGGTGGAAAGCTTATAGGTGCTATAAATCGTTCTAGTACAGCTATAGATAAGCTTGGTAAAACTGCTTCTAAACTTGGTGTAGGAACTGAGCAGCTTGGAGCTTTACACTTTGCAGCGGAACAGAGTGGTGTAAGTGTAGAAACTCTTAATATGGCTTTGCAGCGTTCTACTCGTAGGATAGCTGAAGC